AGAAAACAACAAGTTGATGAAACATTTAAGGCAGAAAAATTAAATTTAGACCAACAAAAACTAGCAACCGAAGTTCTCAACGAAGCTGAGAGCAAAAATTTAGAAAAAGAAAAATTAGCAACTAAGATTATACAGCAAGGAATAAACTAATGGCATTTACACCATTTCTACAAGGCACAAAAGCACAAGGCATTATAGACAATTACCTCAACAACACTGCTGGTGGGTTTCCTCCTTTTCCAAGTCCATCGACAAACCCCTATATAGTGGACAGTACTCCTTTTATACCACCAGCAGCACAACCTTCACCTGAAACACCAGGTATTGATACTCCTAACTGTGATGAATTATATCCTGGAGAGGGTAGAGTTTATGATCCAGTCCTTCAGGCTTGTGTTCTACCAGAGATGGAGTCACAGGGTGATGATGATAACAATATGATGGGAGAAACCTATCAAGGTGTTGGAAGTGTATTTAGTCCAGAACAAAATGCTTTTATGAATTTAGGTTTAGGTGGTAGCACTGCTGATGATGTTCAATCTTATTTTGATCCTAATGATCCTAATAAAAAACTAGATTTATATGGTGATGGCATAAGTGGTTTTTTCAAAAGATTTACACCCTTTGGTCAATTAGGTGTTTACTTAGATGCTAAAAGATTAGCTGATGCTGGAGTCATTAACAGACTTGATGATGGTGGTTATAGTTTTGCAAAAGGTGGTAATTTAAACTTAGTTCAAGCTAACCAGGCATTTGAAAATCAATTAGCAAAAGACAACATGATGGATTTTGCACAAAATACCTTAGGTAGAACTGCTGAAGAAGCTCAAGCTATGGCTGATGTAACCAAAAGAGGTGACAAAGCTGATGATATGGGTGATGTCTATGCTGGTCTAAATGTTACATCTCAACCATTCCAGTCTAACTTTGGTGCATCCAATATAGTTTCTTACTCTCCACCAAAAACTAATAGAGAAAAAAGTGAAAGTGAAAAAATGTTTGAAAGAAAAAGAGCATTTGTGTCACCAAAGAAACAAATAAACTCTCAAGCATTTACAGGAATGGGTTATACTCGTGGCAGATAACGAACAAAAAAGAAGTCAAGAAGCAAAACAAATATTAGAACACCCATTATTTATAGAAGCAGTAAACAAAATTCGATCCGACCTAAATATAGAATGGTTAAATAGCGATCTACAAAATTCAGAACAGAGAGAAAACATTTTCGTTATGAGGAGAATGTTGGAACTTGTTGTGATGCAAATGAAGTCTGTTATGGAAACAGGCAAAATCATAAAAAAATAGGAGAAATTAAATGGCAGAACAACCAGCAATGGAATCTGCAACAGAAACTCAAAATGAATCTGTTGCACCTATGCCCAAGCCTCTAAATGTAAGTGAGGCAGCTACAAACTTGAAGAACTTATTAGATCCTCAAGCCTCTGAGACTCAAGAAGTAGCAAGTGAAGAATCATCAAAAGAGGTAAGCGACTCGGAGACGAATATCGAAGAAACTTATGATGATCCAGAACTAATCGATCAAATTGAAGATGAAACACCTTCAGATACTAATCAGGAACTTTACGCATTAACTGTAAATGGTGAAAATGTAGAAGTTACCCTTGATGAACTCAAAAAGGGATATTCTCGACAAAGCGACTATACTCGTAAAACCGAAAAACTATCGCAAGATAGAAAGAGTGTTGAAGCAAAAAATGCTGAAGCAACCAGGTTAAACGAGGAGGCTAAAATCAAACGAGATCAATATGAACAGCAACTTCAAATATTGTCTGAACACATAAAATCAACATCTAATAATGTTGATATGGAAAGACTATATCAAGAAGATCCAGCTCAATATGTAAAACTCAAAGCAGAGGAAGATAGACAAAAACAGCTTCAACTTGAAGTTCAACAAGAACAGAACAGAATAAAAGCTGAAAAGCAAAAAGAAGCTGAAGAAAACTATTCAAAATTTGTTAGTAATCAACAAAAGATATTAGCAGAGAAACTTCCTATATATGCAGATGAGAAAAAAGGGCCAGAATTTAAAAAAGATATGGTCGAATTTGCTAGGTCTAAAGGCTATACAGATGAAGAAATATCAATGTTAGTCGATCATAGAGCTATATTATTATTAGCTGATGCCTTCCGATATAATCAGATTAAAAAGAATGCTAATCTGAAAAATAAAAAAGTAAGGAAAGTATCAAAGGTAGTAAGTTCTAGTAGTCCTAAAATTCAAGATGATAGTGAAGCAGCAGTTAGATTGAAATCTCAAAAAGCAAATCTGAAAAGAACAGGCAAAGTGCAAGACGCAGCGAGTGTTCTTCAACAGATTTATTCTCAATAACATATATAGAAAGGAATAAGTAATGGCACAACCAACCAATACTTTTGATACCTATGATGGTGCAAACTCTATAAGAGAAGATTTAGCTGATGTAATTTACAATATTTCACCTTCTGAAACTCCTTTTATGAGCAACGCATCAAAAGGTACAGCCTCAAGTACATTGTACGAATGGCAAACAGACTCACTAGCTGATACTGCTGCTAACGCACAGATCGAAGGTGATGATTATGACGGAGATGCAAGAACTGCAACTTCTAGGCTCAACAATCGTACCCAAATAAGTGCTAAATCAGTAACTATTTCAGG